ATATAAATCTTATATGTCTGGAATCTACTTGCAACTGAACTCAGTCGATCGTGACCAAGAAACAATCAATCAACTGGGAATTTTTCTGAACGAAATAGATCGTCGTCGCGGACTAGACTGGAAACAAACTTTTCCTTGGCTCCTTGGAGAAATACAAGATGTGGTATAATCGAGTTATTAATAATCTGGGAGAGATTCCAAATTTTATTGCATATTTTGAACAAGAACTTGATTCTGCACGACGTGATTGTGCCATTGGCGGCATGGTAGAAAAAAATATTTCCAACTTGCCCGGAGTCACAGAGCACAGATTCAATCAGTTGCAAGAGATAGAAGCAGTACTCAATCACTTGAATATTCAGTTGCGCAAGATTCGTCGTAGACATTTTCAAAAATATCTCGAAGGCTATGCCAGAGCGTTGACATCTAGAGATGCAGAAAAGTACGTGGATGGTGAAGACGAAGTTGTTGATTTTGAAACCATCATTAATGAAGTGGCGTTTTTGAGAAACCGATTTCTAGGAATCATGAAAGCATTGGAAAGCAAAAACTTCATGCTGGGGCATGTGGTAAGATTAAGAGCAGCCGGAATGGAAGACATACAATTATGAAATTTAGAAACAACGAAGAAAGTCATGCACACAGTTTGCAAACACTTAACACATTGTTTGAGTATGACGACTTTATGGAAAGCATTGGGACCTTGGTTGACCTGGGTTGTGGCGCTGGGCTAGATTTAGAATGGTGGGCAACTCGTACCACTCGCGACGATCTCGGAGTTCCTTTGAATATTCGATGCACTGGCGTGGATATTACAAATGCACCACCGTTAGTAAAAAAATATCCCAGCATCACCTATCAGAAACTGGACTTTGAAAATCTAGACCAGTTGCCTGAAAAAACTCGGTTTGATGTGTTGTGGTGCCACGATGCGTTTCAGTATTGTATTGATCCACTGTCGACCTTGACACGATGGAATCGCATTGCAGAAGATGGCGGCATGTTGATCATGGCAGTACCGCAAACTACCAACATAGACCTGCGTCAGTTGTCGTTTACACAATCCAATGGCTGCTACTATCATCACACTGTGGTCAGTTTGATGCACATGCTGGCAGTGACCGGATGGGACTGTAAATCGGCTTTCTTTAAGAAAGATCCCACAGACGATTTTGTTCATGTGATTGCTTACAAGAGCACACATGCTCCTATGCCACCCAAAACTACAACTTGGTATGAACTAGCAGAAAAAGATCTTTTGCCCGACACTGCTGCCGCCAGTGTACAAAAACACGGTCATGTGAGACAACAAGACCTTGTGCTGGCCTGGATTGATAAGAGTTTATCTTGGTTGGGACAACAGTAATCTTTCCAGTGGCAGTCCTGTAGCAATTTCTTCCACATACCATTCTGTATGTGCCAATTGTTCTAGCCATGCTGTGCGATCTGGACGTAGAGGTGCGTTGATTGTGTTCAAGTTCAGATTGCCCACTGATGCTGCCATACTGCTGGCGCTCACGAATGCAGGCACGCCATTTAGTATGGCCTGCGAACCAGGTCCACTGTTGTGATTGATCACTGCCCAGGCTGTGGACAAACATCGATCATAGTCAAAACTATCGTATGTGCCTGGTATCGGCACCGGCACCTCGATNACACAGCCTGGAATATTACCGATGCGTTGTCTTGGATGCGGCCTTATCACTATAGGGCGATCTGTGTGCTCTCGTAATTGACGAACTGTTTCTGTTAGCCATGCCACAGTTGGGGGTTGGTTGGCCCACTGTTCACTGTCTGATCTTTGCACAGCAACGACAATGTTGTATCCAGAATTTGTCCAAGGCCGGGCCTCCAGCCTTAGTTGTGCGGCACGACTCGGGATTGTGTCATTGCCGTAAAACGCAGTGCTGCCTGTTCCATTCAATCCCAGCTTCCAGGTGCTGCCACGTCGTAGCATGCCTACTTCGGCTACCAATACAGGACGGCCACTTTTTCTAAAGGTATCCCATATGCCTTGATTGTGTTTCATTCGTCCGTGCCACAACTGACTCCAAATAACAGCAACGTCTGCTGAACTGTCCATGCTGGTGTGTGCAATACCCAGACGATCGAGGCCTGTTCTGATGGCAGCAAAAACTGGTCCGCTGTTAAGTGCGCCGTATTGATCAAAAATACTTACTCTCATAATATACCCGGTTAAATATACACTTAGTTATAAGGAAAGCAATGAGTCGTAAATTCTCTGTGGTCACCACATTCAATGCCGCTGGATATAAACAATATGGCAAAAGAATGATCGAAACATTTTTGAAGAATTGGCCTCAAGAAGTTGACTTGATAGTGTATGCTGAAGATTGCAGAGTCGAAGAATCCGCAACAAATTTGCGTATCCTGGATTTACATTATGCCAGTCAAGAATTAGTAGCATTCAAAGAGAAATGGCGGAACATTCCCAAGGCCAACGGCGATGTGTCCGATGATCCTGCACGTGGTAAACGAAAAGATTCTGTCAAAGGATTCAAATGGAATGCAGTGAGATTTGCACACAAGGTATATGCAATATTTGCTGCTGCTCACGCATCAACTGATTGGTTGATATGGATGGATGCAGACACTGTGTGCCACAGCCCTATTACTATTCCACAGTTGAATGTGTTGTGCCCGCTAAACAAAGACATTTGTTTTTTGGGACGCAACGGCAAATACAGTGAGTGCGGGTTGTATGCCATGAATCTTCGTAGTCAATGCACATTGAATTTTCTAAAACAATTTCGAGAATATTATAACAATGCTGAACAAGGAATTTTCACACTCGACGAATGGCACGATTCGTTTGTGTTTGACGCTGTGAGAAAACAGCACCCTTTGTCTGAGCTGGATTGGAGTAGTCGTATTATCACAGGCGAAGGACATCCTTTGATCAACTCAGATTGGGGCGCATATCTTGACCATCTCAAAGGCAGTAGGAAAAATCAAGGTCGCAGTCATGCTCGAGATTTGTTGATCAAACGCACTGAAGGATATTGGCAATGAAAAATTTTATAATCTGTTTGAGTCGCATTCCGGAATCAAAAGCCACAGCGTTGAATCTCAAAAAACAACTAAAGAATTACGGCGTTGTTGCCGAATTGTTTGAAGGCACATACGGCAACGATGCAGTGGAAATGATGGAACAAGAAAAGCGTGTGTTCCATCCGTGGGGAATCAAAGGTCCCAACTGTCCGGCTGACCCCGATGACAAAAGTGTTGTAAAGGCGTCAACTCCCGGAGTCAAAGGATGTTTCTACAGTCATTATAGATTGTGGAAACGCTGTGTAGAACTGGATCAACCAATCATTATCTGGGAAGACGACATTGTACTGAGTAGGCCTTTTGTTCCTGTTGAATTTCAGGATGTATTAGTAATAGCACTGGGGCATCCTACCAAAAGTCAAGGGTACCTGTCTTATTTGGAAGACCCCACTGGGGAGCCAGAAGCACAAGAATATCGTCAGGCCAGCATGCCCGGTTGTTGCGGATATGTTATAAAACCACATGCGGCAAAAAAATTAGTGGATACATATGCCAACACTTTTTTGCCGGCCGACAATGCCATCAATCAATACCACGTGAAGATACAAATACACAATTATATCATGGGCACAGCATTGGTTGAAAAAGACGGCAAAAAAAGTCTTACCCGTACCAAATATTGGAACAAATTAACTCAGGAAAAAAACAGCAAAAAAAGTCTTACTCGCTCTAGATTCTGGGACAAATTGATTATCAAGGTCAAAAAATAACATATGTGGATTTTAGCAACTCGCACACGCATTGAGAACTGTGAACGATTTATTGCAGGTTGGAAACAATCTCAATCTTCAACTCCAGTCTATGTAAGAATGGATGATTGCGATCCGTTTCTGTTAGACCTCTTGGCATTGCCGTGGCCAGAACATTTTTCAATTCACACAGGACCACGGCAAGGTCTTTGCGCTGCAATGCAAGAAATGTTTTTGGCACACCCCACAGAACCTTGGTACGGTATTTTGGCCGATGATGTTGTTCCTCTGACACCGGGCTGGGATCAACAGTTGGTTGCTCGTGCTGGATCTGGCTGCATCTCTTACCCTAACGATCTAGGCCGAAAAACCAAACTACCCACGCATCCATGTGTGGGAGGAGACCTAGTTAGAGCACAAGGCTGGTTTGGATTGCCTGTGGTACGCCATTACTGTGTGGACAGTGTGTACCGTTACATTGGCGACCATCTGGGCGTAAAACATCGACTGGATGATGTCATAGTCGAGCATGTACATTTTTCTGAGAAAAAAACCCAGCGAGATCAATTGTACAAAGAAACCAGCAGTTTCAAACAGTCTGATGATGAGGCCTATCAAGACTGGTTACTGGCCGACGGCCCTGCTCTGTTGCAACGACTAGAAAAAATGGGTTTTGGTTGTGTTGTCTAAATAAATTGACGCATGTGATTCCAACATGCACCGGAACGTAGCTCATCAAATTTCCAGTGAAACATGGCCAATCGTTCTACCCAGGCTTTTCTATCCGGCAGCGCAGGAGTT